TAATCCTCTAATGAGCGGCCCCCAATACGGATGCCTACTTGGTATTTGTTGGAGATTTGGGTTAGAACTTGAAAAGCGACCCGAGCGTGTTCCAAATCTGTCGTTTCTGAGTTGGTGAAACTGTGCATGAAGTCTACCTCCTATATTTTGTTTTAGTATTAGTCCGTCAATAAAGTCACGTCGATTTTTGCTGAGTATTCTATATTCGACGATTTTTTTGACGACGGGGTAATTGAGATGCTCGAGATATTCTCTAGTGAAGCTCGGATTCCCAGCATCCGTATAGCGGATAGGAATCTTTTCTTGTTCAAAGAGACGTTGTAATTCTTTACTTGACCATGGATTAATTCGTAACTCATCTAATATTCTCCTTTCTTGATCTAACATATCCTTAGATAGTTCGTAAGCTTTTTCAATATGCACACGAACCCCTAAAAAACGCATATCTAATAATAAATCAGTTAATTCAGATTCTAAAGTAAAAATTTCCCAAAGATTTTGTTCAATTAAAAGGTTTTTTTGTATTTGGAATATACTAATTGGGAGTTGAGCGTCTGCTTCAGCATATTTACCGACGTATTTGCTATGAAGTTGCCAGAGGCCACTTTTGGGGTCAATCCCGTAAGACTGCGCAGCAGCGATAAGATTTGTTTCATCTTTAGAAACTCCGAGATAACTTTCGGCAAGGTTGTTGAGCGAATAACCACCTTGTTTATTTTCATCAAGTAACGGTTCTGCCACTTGAATATCGTAGAATGGACCGCTGACCCTAATTCCCAAATCTCCTCTGAGCCATTCCAAGTCGTATAATATATTAGCACCAACTTTTGGGCAGTTTGTTGAGAGAATATCTTTAAGGTATCTGACAACACTATCTTTATCAAGATTTCCGCCTCCTTCATGAGCTATGGGGAAATACCATTTTTCATCTTCTGTCGCGAGCGAAACTCCAACTACATAACCGTCGCCTCTCAAGGTTCCTGGACCCATCGTCATCAACTGGGGATCCTTGGTCTCTGTGTCCAATCCTAAGATCTTTACTCCTGTAAGGCGGGGGAAATGGGAAGGCGGGAGCCATTTGCTCTCTGGAGGAAATAAAGGTTCGTTTAAAGCCATTGATCATCTCCTGAATTATCGAGTTGTTTAATTGAATCCACTTTCCACCCTGATCCATCCAAAGCTTTTTTGATACTGGTGATAATCCGTAAGGTTCCAAGAATACTATTCTTTTCGTTCCCGTGTTTAAAAGTAATTTTGTACACGTCACACACATGGCAATAGTAGTATAACACGTGTAAATGTTCTCCACACTTTGGCATTGTAACAGAGCATTTTGCTCTGCATGTATTGCATAACATTTATCTAAGTCCTCACCCGAACTCGCCATTGCTCCTGGACATGGTGAGTCAAGACAATGTATTTGCCCACGTGCCACACCATTGTATCCAGTACCAAGAACATGATTTTTAGAATTAACCAGTACGCATCCAACGCGCCTACGACGACATGTACCACGCATAGATACAAGCATGGCCATGGTAATAAAATATTCATCTACTGTCGGCCGAGTTCCATAAATATCTTCTAAAGTCATCTGGTGTATGTCCTTTCCATTCTAAAATCGGTTGCTCTTCTATTTCTTTTGATTTAATTACTTTTCGAGCTGTATCCATATCGTGATCATAGAGATGTTGAGACCCTGCTGTTAAATGTAAGTATCCCAATTTTGTATGCAGATGTATAGCAATGAAAGCACTTATACAGCTAAAGTTAAAAATATCATAAACCCATCCTAACCAAGCATCGGATGATCTCATTGTTGCAATACAATGTAACCGACCAAAGCGAATACAGAATTGTAAAGACACTGTACAAGGAATATCTTTAGAAACCATCGGCCTCTGTCTCCAAATGGTGATAACAGCTTGGCGTGATTCAATATCAGATCTAAGACAATGAAGAACGTAAGGGAGCTGATCACGAATAGGAGGGCCATAAGCACCGGTAAAATAGATTCCGTCATCGGAATATTCTCCTATCTTTTTGGAGTAAGGTAAGATCGTAGCAACCCTATTATCTCCAGATAATATCCACGCAGCTTCAGCAAATCTGAATCTATTACCGATCTTACGTGCTGGTATTGTAACAAAAGGTCTTTCCATATCTACCATAGTTTGATGACCAAGAATCTCATGACAAGGTATTCCTCTAGGAGATACAGGCAAACCATTTTGTATGATAGTATGTAATAATTCCTTATATGTAAGATTAACTGGTTGCATTGTCACTCCGATCCTTGTTATAAACAAGAGTAGCTATTGTACACTCTACGTGATGAACGACTGTATTCGGAAAATTAACCCGACAGCGCAACTCGATTACAACAGCTCCGGGAACATTTTGCCACCAACTATCTTCTGGTTCATAATGAACCATCATGACAGCAATGTACTGTTCGCACTTTCTTATCCAGCGAATTGTATTAGAATCGTACCAAGGGCTACAGTAAACAATCTCTCCTGTCCAGTCTTGAATTAAACCGTTGTCTTCAATAGTATAGTACTTAGCGCACCGACTATTTTTCTTAGTAGCGCAGACATCTAAGGTGAAATTAAATTCCTTATCTAGTCCAGAATAGAACTCATTATAACTAAGCCATTTGAGCCCATCATAACTAAACTCGTATGAGAAGTTGTCGTACATTTCAGAACGAGCAGCATCACTTAGCACTGTCACTCTCCGGATTTTGTGGATCAAGACGTCCAGCAAATTGACTGTAAATACTCATGTCATCAATGTCGTCTTGCTGGAACGTTGATGGAACAACTGCACGCATAGTCTTCAAAGAAACCATCATATGACTCACAACGTGCGGAGGTACTGCAGGTACTTGAAATCCAAAATTGGATGAAAGTATTGCACCCCAGGCAACGCCGATATTTGTAAAGTTCTCGATTATATTGCCCGGCGGTAGCTTTGGGTGATTATATTGTCGACCTCTTTCTTCTTCAACCTTCTGCTGGTGGGAGGTTAAGACGATCTGACGCTTTTTTTCCAATTGATCTACGAATAATTTCGTCTTCTTTTGCTTTTGTGAGATTGTGTCGTTTTTTGGCATATATTCCTCCTGAAATAGATACTAATGCTGGATTAGGTTGTGGTCGAACTAAGTCTGTAAGATAAGGTTTTTTCCAATTTTTAGGTTTAATGACATCAAGATTAGAGCCTCGTTTAGATTCTGAAGCAGTTCCGGCTCTAACTTTCTGCATATTGGCTTCATGGACTCTTTTCCATGCTTCTTGGAAATTGAATCCGTGGCGGTATGCTGTTCCAAGAGCGAAATACACAAGGTCAACGAGAGCGTCAAGTTCTTCTTCAAGGTTCTTTGATTCCTCGTATTCTCTGATTTCTTCTCTAAGACAAGTAATCCTAAATGCCTTCTCATTTCTCGTAAGAGGCCTAGGGTAGTCCTGATAGGTGTGGTTGAATTTGTCATGAAAATCCTCTATGTCTTCAATGAAAGTTTCCACATGCAATTCCTCGAATGGGATGGAAAAAGTGGAGCAAATATTACAGATAACAAATTCGAATCATAATAGCTTTTAAGTGATTCATAAGCGCACTGTAAGTCATCTCCCGTTATTAAAGGTTCTATATCCTTCTGGGATGCAAATGTACCCCAGCATCGATCTATATGAAAATACTCTAGCATTAAATCTGTCATAAATTCATACGTCATTTCATTAATATGGTTAGCAGCAGCCTTACCGTTAAAACAAGGCGTGCTAATAAAAATCTTCGTTTGTGAATCAGCCACCTTTCGAATGTTGTCGAGGATTCCAATGACTTTCTTAGGTGTGACATGTTCGAGTACTTCAAAGCAGGTAATAAGAGTTGGAGTAAAATCTAAATATTGAAAAGCAGCAGGTTCAGATGCATCAAAATTCCAAAAAAGTTCGAAATTGCCCCTTCCCATTTTATCATAGATTTTATCGTGAATATTTGTGCTGCAAGCTGTTTTATTAGCATCAACTCCGAAATACATCTCCGGAGTCATTCTCATTGTATAGAGTGTTTTAATGAGAGGTGTTTCTTTACCGCATCCAATATCGAGGATTCTAGCAGTTTTGTATCTAGATCCAAGATATTTAACAATGTG